TTTGAATACATCTACTCGAGAACTGGCGTCCAGTACAGCGCACCTGAAGGGTTAAACGACGACTGTGTGTGTGCATTGGCGCTGGCGAACCACCACTACAGGTCAGGCGTTCCGAGGATACGGTGGATGTAACAGGAGGGCAACATGATCTTGAAGAAATTGGCACGACTATATCGCAAGGATTGGACAGCGATGCTGCTTGAGACTATAGGTGCGGGCTGTCTTATCCTCAGTGTAGGCATCGCTTTTGGTCTGGCCCCAGCGCTGGCGGCAACAGGACTTGCCTGTATTGCGATCGCCGTAGCCGTAGCGCGAGAGTGATCCTCACTTGCTTTATGTTCGTTAATGTGCTAAGGTAGGTATACAGATGCGCAGCTTTGTCCGTTCACTTTTCAACCAGGCTCCCCCATACGTGGGTCGGGGTGTCCGAACGCTTGGTACCATCTTCAGCACAAACCAGGAAGCCCTGCTCAAGACCTACGGCTCAGTCGGAACCATATTCAGCATCACTGACAAGATCACCGAGGCCGTAGCGAGCGCAGATTGGCATCTCTACCGATCAGCGAAGCCAGGGCAGGAGCGCACAGAGATATTTGCCCACCCCATGATCGACCTCTGGAGCAAGCCCAACCCACACTACGACCAGCATGAATTTATCTCGACCTTCCAACAGCACCTCGAACTCATCGGCGAAGCAATCTGGTACGTCGGGCGCTCCACAACTGGGCTAGGCCCACCCCTAGAGCTATGGCCCGTCCGTCCAGACCGCGTACAGCCCGTACCCGACCCCGTAGAGTTCATTGCTGGCTGGGTGTACACATGTCCTGGCCAGCCCCTGATGCCCTGGACGACAGGCGAGGTCATCCAACTGAAGCGCCCCAGCCCTCTAGACCCCTATCGTGGCCTTGGCCCTGTGCAGAGCATCCTCATGGACATCGACGCTGAACGATATTCAGCAGCATGGAACCGCAACTTCTTCCTCAACAGTGCTGAGCCGGCAGGGATCGTCCAGGTCAACCGCAACCTGACCGATGCAGAGTTCGAGGAGCTACGAGAGCGCTGGGCAGAGCAGCACCAGGGCGTAGCCAACGCACATCGTGTGGCCATCCTGGAAGCGGGCACCACCTGGATCGATCGCAAATTCACAATGCGAGATATGCAGTTTGCCGAGCTACGTGAAGTGAACAGAGAGATCATCCGCGAGGCATTCGGCTTCCCCAAGTCAATGCTGGGCACAACCACAGACGTCAACCGTGCCAACGCCGAGGCAGCAGAGCTAGTCTTCGCTCGTTGGCTGATCGACCCACGACTCAATCGGATTAAGCGCGCCCTGAATGAGAAGCTCCTTCCCCTGTACGGCACTAGCGGCGCAGGACTTGAGTGGGACTATGAAGACCCCTCCCCCGCAGACAAGCTGGGAGACTCGCAGATACTTGGAGCCGCCGCTGTCGCAGCGAAGACTCTTGTCGATGCGGGATACGACCCAACCGCCGTCCTTGAAGTTGTGGGACTGCCTGAGATGCCCTACGCAGGAAAGCCCGCAGCCCCAGCAAGCGGCAATCCATTCGCCAGGATGCAGGCCAAGGCCGATCCACGCAAGACGAACGAGAAGGTACTGCGCAAGGTAGCCGAGGACATGCTAGCCAGAGAATTGCGCAAGACGCTCAACTCCCTCGACGAGGATGACCTGTAATGTCTATCCCAAGTTATTCTGACTGGCTAAAGCTTTACGGCCCTGCACTACAGGACGCCCTCGTAGATGCCTATGAGCAGGCGGCTATCCTTGTAGCCCCTGAGATGCCCCTATCCCAGGCACACAGGGAAGCGGTGACCTGGGCGAAGATACATGCTGGTGATCTACTCGACCTCAAGGGCGAACTCAGCCTGTCGTACGCCACACGAGAGCGTGTGAAGGCTCTGGTTGCCCAAGCGATAGGCAACGGGGAGAGCCTGAAGCAGCTACAGAAGAACCTGAATGAAGATATCATCTTCGATAAGTCACGGGCCATGACCATAGCACGCACAGAGACGGCTGCCGCATACGGGCGTGGCAGCTACAAGGCAGCCATTGATAGCGGGCGCAACATGAAGAGATGGACGACCCAAGGTACAGGATGCGACATCTGCGACGCGAACGAGGCAGATGGTGATATTGAAATCGGCGACGAGTTCTCCTCTGGGGATGCAACAATCCCAGCCCATCCGAACTGTATGTGTCAGATTCGGTATTTTCATGGATAAGCGATACACAGAACATCTCAAGGAGATTGCCGACCGCCTGGGTGGGATCGATGAGCGCATCACGACAATCGATAAGCGCATCACCTCAGAGTGTGGGGCCATCGGTGACGAGATCGCCGCTCTGCGCAAGGTGGTCAACGAAGAGCAGGCGCAGCAGAACACGCGGCTGGGCGGAGTCGAGAAGTACGTGGCCTTACGATCATCCATCGAGCGAGGCGCGATCTGGGTGACCGGCATCACAGTGTCAGTCGCAGGCCTAGTGCTGGGGCTCCTAAAGGCGCTTGACTAATTGCTCATTAGGGTATACAGTAAGGAGTGACAATGATTAGGCCGTGCTGGTATTCCATAAAAAACATCAGCGACGAGTCCGCCGATGTGTTCATCTTCGCTGAGATAGGTTTCGGCGGGATAACTGCTGCCTCATTCCTCAAGGATTTGCAGGGCATCACAGCCAGTAGCATCTCGCTCCACCTCAACAGCCCCGGAGGAGAAGTCTTCGATGGGCTGGCAATCTACTCAGCACTCAAGAGCCACCCTGCTAATGTCACAGTTTACGTCGACGCACTGGCAGCTAGCATCGCCTCGGTTATCGCAATGGCTGGGAACAAGATCGTCATGGCCAAGCACAGTGCGCTTATGATTCACAATGCCCAGGGCATAGCAATGGGTGACGCAGCGGTAATGAAACTGATGGCAGATCGCCTGGACATCTGGAGCAATGAGATCGCGGAGATCTACCAGGAGCGTGTCCCGGGCAGTAAGACCAAGACGTGGCTGTCCAGGATGGCGGATGAGACCTGGTACGTGGCAGAGGAGGCAGTGGCGGCGGGCCTGGCGGATGAGGTGGGGCCAGCTTCTGGTGTCACGAACAGCTTCGATATGACTAAGTTCAAGAACGCACCCCAGACAGAAGATCAGGAGGGCACGGCCCCTGCCGAGGAGTCCGTAGATTTTGACAGAGGAGCAGCCCTTCGGCAGGCTGCCAGTCTCACTCTGATGGAGGTACTAAGCCATGAGTAAGAAGTTCATCGTTCCTGAGACTCCTGAAGAGTTGAAGGAACTAGTTGGTGACCAGAAGAAGCTGATGGAGCTTGGCCCTGAAGACTTCCAGGCCACGATCAAAGCCTATTCCTTGTCTTCGGTAACCACCTTGGACATTAGCAACCAGGTCGCTGCGGAGACGCAGAAGACCCTGAAGGAGTGGCTCAAGGAATATGGGGTGAAGCGCCCCAACATGATGGTCACAGAGGACGCTCGCAAGGGCGTTGGCTACAACCCCAAGGCAATCGGTGCCAAGATCGACAGCCTGTTCGACGGCCCCGCCGACTACCTGAAGGCGATCTGGTACAAGAGCTTCCAGGGCGGCAAGGTTGATCCCCGCATCGTGGAGCTTCAGAACTACAGTTCTGCAGTGCCTGACGCAGGCGGGTTCCTTTTGCCAGAATCCCTGCGCAGCGAGCTTCTGCGTGTGAGCCTTGAGACCAGCATCGTCCGCCCAAGGGCACGCCTCATCCCGATGGACTCCCTGCGTGTGCCGTTCCCGTGCATCGACAGCACCACCAACCAGGGCAGTGTCTACGGGGGCATTGTGGTCTACTGGACGCCTGAGTCTGGCACCATCGCCCTGAACGACGCCAAGTTTGGACGGGTCGTACTGGAGGCCAAGAAGCTGACAGGTGCCTGTGTGGTTCCGAACGAACTACTGCAGGACAGCATCGTGTCCTTCGCCGCCTTCGTGAACACCCTGCTCCCCGAAGCCATGTCGTTCGCTGAGGACTACGCGTTCTTGGCAGGCAATGGCGCAGGCGAGCCCCAGGGCGTTCTCCAGAGCCCGTGCCTGGTCACCGTGGCCCGCGCCACCGACAGCGAAGTAGCCTGGGTGGACATCGTCAACATGTACGCCCGCATGCTTCCTGGCTCCCTTGGCCGTGCAGTGTGGGTGGCTAGCATCAACGTGTTCCCCCAGCTTGCACAGATGGCACTCGCAGCGGCATCGCCCGTTACGTGGGTCACCTCGCTGGCAGGCGCAAGCCCGCTGAGTATCCTGGGACGCCCAGTCATCTTCACCGAGAAGGTGCCTGCCCTTAACACCGAAGGCGACATCGGCTTCTACGACTTCGGCTACTACCTCATCGGCGACCGCCAGGTCATGACCGCATCCTCCAGCGAGCACATCCGCTTCCAGGAGGACGAGACCATGTACAAGGTAGTCGAGCGGGTGGATGGCCGTGGATGGCTTCAGAGTCCGATCACCCCGAAGAACGGTTCGGACGACCTGAGTCCATTCGTCGCGCTGACCGACGACTAGAACAACTGAAAAGTGAATCCGCTGGTGGCGGGCATTCAAACCCCCGCCATCAGCTATGCCCATCACAGCAATCAACCCCTGTGGTGAGCGGGAAGGAAAAGAACATGAAGGGACTAGGACGAGAATTTAACGTGATCGCTGTCGCGAGCGGCGTGGCTGTCGCGCTGAGGAACGCATCGGGCGTTTCTTTCGTCGGCAAGGAAGACACGAACGCTACCATCTACACGTTCACACAGACCATCGGCGGTGGTGCCCCCGCGGCCCTCCTGCTTGACCCAGACTACTTCGCCAGTGATGGCGATGGTGCGGTCTGGACGCATGTGGGTGCTACAGGCACCCCGCTGGCTACCCTCACCAAGGGGGCTGGCGCGGCTGAAGACTGCATCGTCTTCTATGTCGGCGCAGACCAGTTGGACGACGGTTACGATGGGGTGATAGTGACAGCCGACGGCGGCACACTGGTTGCCATCATCCACGACCTGGTCGTACAGCGCGATCCAGTGAACTTGGAAGCAGCGGCTGACTAGCCAGAAGAACGGAAGGGGGGCGGGAGACCGTCATCTCAGGAATGTAATGGCGCGTCCTGCCCCCCGACCATCGAGAGGTATGTGAATGACTACACTACTGATCACGCATCCCAAGCAGTACCTGGGCTATGCCCTGGATGCTAAGCCAGCGGACGCGCCCGTCGGTTCCACTTTTGACGAGTTGGACACTGGCGTGCACTACACCTGGGATGGCGCACTGTGGCTAGCCGACGCGACCCCTACCCTGTTCAAGGCTACCAAGACCCTGACCTTCGACGGAAACGCTGACACTGGCGCGGTCGGAGAGGTTCCTCTCTTCGTGACTACAGGCCAGATCGAAGTCGTCCGCCTCGTACCCTTCGTCACCTTGGGGCTGGATGACATAGCACCCAATGGGGCAACCCTGTCCTTGGGTGTGGATGGCCTTCTCACCAGCTTCATCGTAGCAACTGACATCGACGACCTGGCTGCCCCCGATGAGTATTGGTTCAGTATCGCGGGAGGCACCATCGGCGGCCCCATCCCTGTGGCACTCAAGAACATCGCCATCACTACAGACATTCGGGGTGCGGTAGCCGTCGCCGACATCGACACTGGCGAGATCAGGTTCGACGTATTCTACCGCCCAATCAGTGCGGGTGCAACATTGGTGGCAACACCGTAATGAAACTCCTCGACATCCTCAAGGAAGCAAAGCAGATGGCTGCTGAAGACAAACGGCAGCCACCTGTGGCTTGCCCTATTTGTGGGGAGCCGCTGAAGAGGGGGCCAGGAGGAATGCTCAACTGTCCATCTGGAGATTATCGAACAAGCGCTGGGGGTAGTGAGTAGCGAGGCCCTCCCTACTTACTGCTCCTTGCCTCCGAAAGCATGAGGTAAGAATGCAATGCCGAAAGGTATCTATATACATAAGCCCTGCTCCCCTCTACATCGTGCTAACGTCAGCGCGGCGAAGATCGTTCATGGCCATGCACGATCTGCAGCATTAACCCCTACTTATATTACTTGGACGCATCTGCGCGATCGCTGTCACAACTCTAATCACCTTTACTACTATCTTTATGGTGGTAGAGGCATCTCTGTTTGTGAGCGCTGGAACTCCTTCGTGAATTTCCTTGAGGATATGGGAGAGCGTCCTGCTGGGATGGAGATCGACCGCATCAACAACGAAGGCAACTATGAGCCAGGGAACTGCCGATGGGCGACCCATAGCGAGAACATAAGAAATCGGCGGGCATGGGGGACAGCACAATGAGTCTATTCTACTGCACGGTCGAACAGGTAAAACGGGCAGCGCAGATCAATGGCCCCGATGAGGAGCCAAGCATCAAGCGCCTGCTAGAGAGCGCCTCACGTGAAGTTGAGCGTAGCCTCAACCGTCGTTTCTATCCAACAACCGCAATCAAGTATTTCCCCTATCCATCGTCCACAGGCCCTTGCAACTATCGCTACTGGCTAGACGATGACCTGATCGAGGTCATCCTGCTAGTATCTGGCGGCACTACCATCCTGGCCGCAGACTACTTCAAGGAGCCTGTCAACTACGGCCCTCCATACAACCGCATCGAGATCGACCTGGCATCTGCAGCAGCATGGGAGTCAGGAGATACCCATCAGCGGGCCATCGAGGTCACGGGTAGGTGGGGCTATTGCGAGATCAGCATCGCGGCGGGGGCACTTGCCGAGGCTGATGATGGAACAGAAGTGGCCCTTGATGTAACAGATTCCTCACTGATAGGCGTCGGCGATCTGATTCTGATAGGCACCGAGCGCATGATCGTGACCGAGAAGACCCTGCTGGATACCACAACTGAGGTCAACATGGGTGCCCACATCGCTGCTGATGAGGCGGTTGTAGCCATCACAATCGATGGTGTAGGTGCTGTCTGCCAGGGTGAAACCATCACCATCGACGCGGAGCGGATGCTTGTCGAGGGCGTCGCAGGTGCAGTCCTTACAGTGAAGCGAGCCTATGATGGCTCTGTACTTGCCTCCCATCTGGACAATGCTGACCTCTACGCCCCCCGAACACTCACAGTAGAGCGTGCAGCAGTAGGAACCACAGCAGCAGCACACGCTGACAAGACCGCCATCACAAAGAACGTACCCCCTAGTCTCATCAGCGAACTGGTATTGGCGGAGGTGATCTATGGCGCTACCCAAGAGAAAGGTTCATTCGCCCTCACGGCGGGCGCTGGCGAGGCAGTACGAGAAATCTCTGGGAAAGGCATCGCGGATGTACGCAAGAGGGCCGACGACGCCTATCGCAGGACACGAGGCCCCAGGAGTATCTAATGCCAGTGACATTCGACGTCGAGTTGAAAGGGCCGGTCTTTACTGGTGCGGCAAATAAGATCCAGGAAGGGATTGGTGACGTCTTGCAGGCCGCAGTAGAGGCTGGCGAGCAGCACCTCGACGAGACCTTGCGCCCCCGACCAGCAGGTGTGTACCTGTCTGCCGAGGAAGCGGGCAAGGCCAAGTCCATAGGTAACTACCGACGCCAGGTACAGGGCAAGGTGGAGAGCGATCTCCATGCCCAGATAACCGACAACGGCTGTATCTATGGCCCCTGGCTGGAAGGGATCGGCTCACGTAATGAGGTCACCAGGTTCAAGGGCTACTCCAGTTTTAGAAAGACCGCACAATGGCTGCAGGAACGAATCGGCGATATCGCCAATAAGGTAAACCTAACGAAGAAGTTGGACTAGCATGACTGTAGAGACGACCCTGATCAAACTGCGTAACGCTTTGAAGACGCTTGGCATCTTCCGCACCGTCCAGGCGGTCGAACCCAAGGGTGCACCAGGCAGCGGCCTAACAGTGGCGGTCTACCTGGATAGCATCATCCCTGCGGCGGCGGTCAGTGGCTTGAACGCAGCGACAGGTCTGTATGTTTACAAGATTCGAATCTACACAAATATGCTACAGGAGCCAGCAGAGAAGATCGATACGATCCTGGCACACGCCACAGACAAGGTGTTCACGGCCCTGGCGGGGGATATCGACCTGGGCAGTACGGTTCGCAACATCGATATCTTCGGGGAGTGCGGCACGCAACTGAAGGCCCAGGCGGGCTACGTCGAGGTGGACAAGGTGATGTATCGCAACGTCGATATCACCCTGCCCCTGATCATCAACGACTGCTGGCCGCTGGCATAGGGAGGCTGAAATGAAGTATCGAGCACTACAAGACCTGGCCTACCGCGACGACAAGGGCGGGTGGCTGGTGGTAAAGGGGGGCGATAAGTTCACTCCCCCAAAGCATGTGAACATCCCACAGGCAATCCAGAAGGGTTACATCGAGGAGATCGAGGTGAAGAATGAAGACTAGTGGACTAGGCGACCAACTATACGTCGACGGAATCGACATGAGCGGCGACATCGGAGCGGTGCAGTCGTTGGTCAAGTCCTTCGCCGAGCAGGATGTGACCGGGTTGGACAAGTCGGCCATCGAACGCATCCTTCTGTTGGAGGACGGGGAGATAGGCTTCGCCAACTACTACAACCCTGTCAGCCCTGGACTACACGCGATCCTCAGCGACCTGCCTGACACGGATGCCCTCGTGAGCTACTTCAGGGGCACTCTGCTGGGCGCTGTGACCGCATCCTTGCTGGGCAAGCAGATCAACTACGGCCTTTCCAGGGGCAGCGATGGCTCCCTGGTGGGCGCGAACATCGCCGTCAAGGGCAGCGGATACGGCCTGGAATATGGCTACTCCCTGACCGCTGGCAAGAAGCACAGTGTAGGGGCCGAGAGCCTACCAGGACTCGACGGTACTGCTGGTGGATACACCGCTGCTCCAGCCAGTGCAGACCCAACAACCTTCGTCCTTCACATGTTCGCCATGACAGGCGGTGCAGGCGACGACGTGACCGTACGGATCGAGCACTCGGACGACGACGGGATTGATCCCTACACCACGCTGATTGACTTCACCAACGTGGACATCGCCGCCGTCCCGCAGGCCCAGCGCATTACCAAGACCGTCACGCATGCCAAGTTGTGGCTCCGCGTGACCACACTAACGGTTAGCAACTACCCGACCACAGTGGACTTCGCTGTGGCCGCAATCAGAGGCGTGGCCCTGTAGGGGCCAGGAGGAACAGACAATGGGAAAGACTAGTGGTATCGGCCTTAGTATAAGCGTCACCACTTCGGCTGGCGGCGTGATCGCCATTGGCCCTGATGTGAACTCGTGTACCATCAACACGTCCAGGGGTGAGCAGGACGTCACGGGCCTGGACAAGAGCGCTATTGAGCGGCTGCTGTTGCTGGGCGACTCCGAACTAGGTCTCAGCGGAACCTACAACCCAGCCCTGAGCCACACGGTGTTCCACAACATCGGCGTACAGGAAGCGGCTCACGTGGGTCGTGATGTAGTTATCGTGCTCCCAGGCGCGGGACTGGTCACCATGACCTGCATCATGGTGTTCAGCAACTACAACCTGTCTCGTGGTGCAGACGGCAGTCTGACCTGGACGGCGACTGGCAAACTGGCCGACGGCAGCGTTCCAACCTTCGCGTAGGCGGTGACAGATGAGTAAACTAACAGGAATCCCCTCGAAGATCGAGGTGGACAACAGCGCGGGTGTGGCCAAGGACATCAGTAATGATGTTACTAGCTTCACGTTGAACACCTCAAGGGGGGAGCAAGACGTCACTGGGCTCGACAAGTCGGCCCTAGAGCGGCTCCTGCTGCTCGGTGACGCCGAACTCGCCCTGACAGGTGTCTTCAACGAGGCGTTGTCCCACCAGGTCTTCAGGGACTGTGGTGTTGGCAACCCCCGCGAGACGACTGTCACGCTCACAGGCGGCTGTGCCCTTGACCATGCGGTACTGAATCTTACGTACAGTTCCTACATCGTGTCGAGAGGTACCGACGGCGCGTTGACGTGGACGGTGGCGGGCAAACTAGCGGATGGAACTGTACCTACATTCGTGTAGGGTGGTAGGTGGACTCGGCTTGTGGGTTTCACAGGCCTTGTTCGGGCACGTGTGCGACCTGACGGGCAACGTGTGCGAGATCTAGGAGGGCAAAGACATGGGATACAAACTGACACCGAGGACACTGAAGCTGATCTTCGATGGAGAGTACGAAGGCGCGGAGGTCAGGGTCACGCTTGACCACCCGCTGGGGGTCTTCATCGAGGCGCAGAAGCTTCAGGTGTCCCAGGACATCGAGGGACTGTGTAAGTTCGTGGCAGGTATCCTGATCGACTGGAACCTGGAAGACGAGACGGGGGCGATCCCGACCACCTACAATGGTGTGATCAGGGTCTACCCTACATTCATCAACCTGGTGGTCACAAAGTGGATGCAGGCTCAAACGGAACTCCCTTTAGCGTCATCCGCGAAATAGAGAGGTGGAGGCAACTGAACCTGCCAGAATTAATGCCGGTCGAAGTCATGGAGACTAGGCTGGTGTTGGGCCTGTGTGATCGATTCCACTGCCTGCCAAGCGAAGTGCTGGCCGAGGATTCTGGGATCATCCGTCTACTGATGATAGAGAAATTGGGAGAAAAGGAACGTGGTGCCTAGCAGAGCAGAAGGCTGGACATCGGAGCGCCGAGCAAACTTAAGTGCCGCTATGGTTGGCAACCAGAATGGGCTGCGGCATAGCCACGCGCGATGCGGAGCAATGACTCCTACCTACAACACCTGGCGGGCTATCCATGACCGCTGCCTTAACCCGAATGTGGTCAACTATCCTCGCTATGGGGGCAAGGGTATCCAACTTTGTGAACGCTGGCTCATCTTTGAGAACTTCCTTACGGATATGGGCGAGCGGCCTGAAGGGACGACCATCGATCGGATCGACCCTTATGGCAACTACGAGCCAGGCAATTGTCGCTGGGCTACACCAAAAGAGCAAGGAGCTAACTGGAGATAGTCGATGCCTAATGAAGTTGTAATCCACATCAAGGGTAAGGATGAAGCATCCGCCGCAATCGGTGATGTCGAGAAGAAGGCGAAGGGTCTAGGCTCGGCGCTGGGCGACACTGCCAAGATCGCGGGCGGCTTCATGGCGGCCCAGGGCATCGAGAAGGTGGGCGGTTTCCTCATGGACGCAGCCAATGCTGCTGCTGAAGATGAGGCTGCCCAGTTGCGCTTGAAGAACGCCATCGAGAACACGGGCGCAGCATACGACGTGTATGGCCCAAAGGTCGAAGGGGTTGTCACCGCTGCCCAGAACATGGGCTTCGCAGATGACGACTCCCGCGCGTCCCTCTCCCTCTTGATGGCTCAGACAGGCGATGCGGATGAGGCAATGAGGCGCTTCGCCCTAGCCCAGGACGTGGCACGCGGCGCGGGCATCCCACTAGAGCAGGCATCCAAGCTACTCGGTAAGGTCACCGAGGAGAACGTCAACGTCTTCAAGAAGATGGGCATCACGATGGCCGAGGGCGCGACCGAGGCCGATGTCTACGCTGCTCTCCAGGGCAAGTTCGCAGGCCAGGCTGACACCTTCGCTAACTCCACTGCTGGCCAGATGATGAAGGCCAAGATACAGATGGGCGAACTGAAGGAGAAGATCGGCTACGCCGTCCTCCCCATCATGGCTAAGCTATCTGACCTGGTAGCAACGAAGCTCGTACCTGCAATGATGAAGCTCGTTGATGCTGTCCTCCCACCCCTGAAGGCTGGCTTCGACGCCCTCAACAGCGCAGTCAAGCCTGTCTGGGAGGCCGTAAAGCCATTCGTTGAGGGGCTGGCCAAGAACCAGGACGTCCTCAAGATCGCAGCCATCACCATCGGCGTGATGCTCGTGCCTGCGTTCGCGGCCCTAGCTATCGCGGCTGGCACCGCTGCAGTCGGCGTGATTGCCACCGTAGCCCCGTTCGTGGCCGTTGGCGTAGCCATCGCAGCAGTCGTGGCAGCTATCTACCTGTTGATCACACACTGGAACGACGTGACGGCAGCCGTGGGCAACTTCCTGGAGATGATCAAGGGCATCCCTGTCCTGGGCGAGATCGTCAGCGCCCTACAGACGCTCATCCAAGCGAAGATCGAATCAATCATCGCCCTGTTCCAGGGCATCATCCAGATAGGGAAGGACATCATCACCTTCTTCAAGGACGTGTTCAGCGGGGATTGGTCGGCGGCGTGGGAGGACATCAAGAAGCTGGGAACGGACGCACTGAAGGCCCTTGTGACTTATGTCACGACGATCTTCAATATCGACATCATCAAGGCGCTCCTTGGATTCATACCGTGGGACGGGATGAAGAAGGGGATGGGTGACCTCTGGACTAACTTCACGGGTATGCTCACCAGCATCAAGGACTGGGCGATCGGACATTGGCCAGAGATAGCCACCATACTGAGTGGCCCATTCGCTCCGCTGGTGGCCCTGGCTACGGACGGATTCGGTGTGCGGACAGCACTACAGGACGCTATGACAGCCGTCAAGATCTTCGTGGGTGCCCGCGTGGATGACATCGTAGGATTCTTCACGGGTCTTCCAGGCCGAGTTACGGCCACACTGGGCAGTCTTCTTACAGCGGCGACTAGCATCGGAACAACCATTAAGGATGGGATAATCGCTGGTATCCAGGCTGTGGGCGGCTTGGCTGGTGATATAGCCAATAGCATAAAGCGAGCCCTGGTGGATATGATTAATGGTGTTATCCAACAACTCAATGACGCCATTCCTGATAGTATTGGTTGGGGGCCTGTGAGTTTCGATATATCCCCAAACCCCATCCCGCCCATCGCACTAGCCAAGGGTGGCATCGTGACAAAGCCTACGCTGGCCCTCCTGGGTGAACACGGTGATGAGGCTGTCATCCCACTAGGTCGTGGTGTGGGTATGGGTGGTGGTACTACGGAAATCCACATGCACGTACAGGGTTCCATCCTAAGTGAGCGCGACATTGAACGCGTTATCGCTGATGCTCTGCGACATGGCAAATTCAGGGGTTTGGTGACAGCCTAACATGGACATTGACTACCTATTCGAATGTGCGTGGCGCGACACTGGTGCCACGAAATACCTGTTTGACCCCTATGACAACATGACTGGCGATGTTATGTCTGTGGAATCCATGCGCGGGCGGGATTTTGATAGTGCTGTTGGGCGGTGGACGCCAGGACAGTTGAACGCCCTGCTACGCAATGACGACGGAAAATACAGCCCCAACAACGCAGGGTCGGTGCTCGCTGGCTACTTGAAGACTGGCCGTCCCATTACTCTCTCAGCTGGCCTGCGTGAGTCGTCCTTGGCTGCCAAGTTCGTGGCTGCCGATGCGCGCTACCTGGTGCACGCTGACGCTGCTGCGCTGTCTGTAGGTGACATCTATTGGGATATGGTGGTGTGGATCAAGACACCTGATCCTTCAGTAAGCCCTTACTATATAGGCAAGTGGGGCACAGTTGCTCATCGCGAGTATTACCTGGTAACTTCTGCGAGCAAGTTCAGTTTCACTGCCCGCAATTTTGCGGATACTGGCCAGACTACTGTGTCTGCCAATACGTTTGGTGTCATCCCACCGAACACTTGGTGTATGGTTCACATATACCACGATCCTACCGCAAACCTTCTAGGGATCTCTGTCAACGCTGGTGTACATGATACAGCTGCTATCACTGGCGTGCGCGACTCCGACGCTGCCTTCCAAGTGGGAGCCCTTGCGGCTAACTATATGACAGGTGATGTAGGCCCTCTAGCCCTCTGGAAGCCCACAGGTACCAACTTGACGGCGGCACAGCTCACGTGGCTCTACAATGGGGGCCACGGGCGAGACTTCACCGAACTGGGTGTGAGTGAAACGGATGGACAATACCTCATCTATGACGTTATGGGCAATGCTATCCTTCCTCAGTGGAATCAGATGGATGAGGTGTCAGGTACACGGGGATTTGACATGGGCCTGGCCCTCACAGAATCCGGTGGCGCCGTCTCCTCTGAGGCGGGCCTGGACACGAAGATTTACAGGGGACTTTGGGCAGGGACGATTGACATGATTAAGCCGTCTGTCTCAGACCCATTTCATTCTGTCACCATCAAGGGTATTGGCCCGCTTGAGGGGCTTAATGCCGCCAAGAAGCTCGACCTACCAGTGGCCACCAATTTGACGGGCACCTGGATTAGCCTGATTCTCGACGCCTATTCCGTAGAACCCCGTTGGGATTGGGACGCAGGGAAAGCTACAACGGGCACCTTCTATCCTGCGAACGATGCCACGGGTCTAGAGCTTGTTCGCCAGATGGAAGATGCTGAACCTGGGCTGCTTTATGAATTTCTTACTCTCCATGCTGACCAACAGCGTGTCCCCTACGCGGGTAGGCACATGTACGGCTTCACCGACCGCTGGCATCGGCTGACAGCAACTCGCTCACTGGTGTCACAGGCCACCTTTTCTGACGACCCCGCCTTGGTGGATGCTGGCACTGCACTGTCTATCCTGGGAATCGAGCAACTAGACCCTCTGAGTGGCATCTACAACAACGCACAGGTTTCCGTCCCCGCATCATCATCGTATGCCGCTGGTGCTCTTGCCACTCTGTGGACACAGGGTGCAACTGTCTACCTTGCTCCGCGTGCCCGGGTGACTCTGACGGCAAGCTACCCGCCTGGTGCTGATGGGAATTATGTTAATCCCTGGACATCCCCCGTCGCTGGGGTGCATGGTATCGCTTCCAACGATCCTCTATGCTTCGATATGTGCTGTACTCCGGCCGTAATGAGTGCTAACGAGATGACTTTCACGATGTGGAACACCAGCTATGCCCACGGCATGACCATCTCTAGCATTCACGCGCAGGGGATTCCGTGGGCAAAGGTCACTCCCGATCCTACGATTGTTCACGCCGAGGATGCAACGTCAATTGCTGCCTACGGGCTCCGTACCTACCCCTTGCCTCCCATCTGGATGGCTAGCATTGCTGACGCCCAGAACTTCTGTGACTACATCGTGAGTAGGTATTGCCTGCCCCACAACCGCCTGCAAATGACATTCGTGGCGAGCAGGGATGAGGCCCACATGTCCCAGGCGCTGACTGGACTCATTGGTGACCGGATTGAGATCGACGCAGATGGGGCAAGCGGCCTGGGCATTCACGAGGACTTCTACATTGAGAGCATCCACCACGCCATAGATATGGGCAAGACGCGACACATCGTCACCTATGAACTCGTGTCCTCTTCTGGTGAAGGGGTATATTTCCTGGTTGATAGTAGTCTTGTATGGGACCCCGCTGGTTGGCCAGGTATAGACCCCGGGGCCTATCCAACCTCTAAATTAGAATACTAAGGAGAATTATTATGGGATGGACAGCACCAAGAATCTGGGTAGCCGGCGAAGTAGTCACCAAGGCCCTACTGGATGAGCAGATCAGGGATAATGAGATCGTTCTACATGCCCCTATAGTCTCCCTGATTCCTGAACCTGTAGAGCCTGTTACGGGCGTGTCGGCGGCTGTGGCCCTGCCCGCCAACACCACCACAGCGCATCTCGGCGTGGTGCGCATCCCCAGGCCGATCACTATCACACGCATCCTCTACAACATCGGTGCGGGCGGCGCAGGAACTAGCGCGGTGCGGATTGCCCTCTTCTCTGAGGACGGACAGACGCAGATATTCAACGTTACAGACGTATGCGGAGCAGCGACGGGCATCCGACCCATCAACATCGCCAAGACGATTGAGGCAGGAAACTACATACTCTTTATCTGTCATAGCGTCTACGATACCACGGCCAAGACCATCACACGGTTCGTCTATGATGTCACCTTCTGCTCTGCTGACTATGCTGGATATGCGGATCTGTCGGGCACGTTGACAATCGCCGGTGGTGCAG